ATCAGGGAAAGTCTTATGTTCTGTCATTAGCCAGAATGCGTGCTCAGGTGTAAATCCTGCTTTTCTAGCTGCTTTATAGCATTCATGTAAAGCCGTATAGTGCTGATCTAATTTAGATAACGGCTCAGGAGATTGGCGAACGACTCGACGATTGATCTTTTTCCGTTTATTGGGTTTTCGTGTGTTCGCCATAAATAAAATTATCGCTTACTGATTAAGACAAACAGGTCATCGACACGCTGTTCAAGTCTTGAGATTTGATCCTTCATTGATGAACCTGAGTTTGGCTTGAGTTCTGATAAGTAAGACTTAATAACCCAGCGCAGACCCAGCAACAAACTGGTTGCGATTGCGGATACGCCAACGCCAAAGGCGACTAATTCGTTTGGGCTCATTTCGCATTAAGTCCATAATCAACTTCGCTCCCTGATTTTGGATCTATTGCCTTAGCAATTGGTGCAACTAATGCTCCAGCCAATACTGCTAATTCTGGTCGAATATCAGCAACAATTGCCAATGCAACTGTAATGCCGGAGGCAGCCACAGCTCTTAGATATGACTTGATTGCAGCCTTATGTTTGTTTGATAGTTTCATGCGTTGCCTCCTAGTAGTGGGATTTGAAAAAAATCTGAATTGGTATCTTGGTCTTTCTTAAAACTCACATGCAAATGGTGGTTATGAGGATTGCCTTTGTATTTCCGCCAACGCCATCCCAACAATGGGGATGCAATACGGCTTTGATGTATTACATAACTGATGCGCCCGTTGGTTTTCCCGTATTGTCGAATTTGATCTGCCAAGTATGCTGAAAGCCCTTTGTCGTCAGAAAGCCGAGCGTCAATATCAATTGCTCGCACGCATCCGTTTGTGTCTGGGTTATGATCGCTCTTTCGTGCGCTATGTCTAGCATCACCAATCCACCCATCAGATTTACGCAAACGCTCTGGGAAGGAATCATCGATCTGTTCCCTGAGTTGCTGTCCAGCCTTTGATAACCAAGGTTTCATTAGCCTAAAAGAATCTTGGCTTCCTCAGCAGTTAAACCAAGACGATCTAAAATCTCTTGGCGTTGTTCTGCCTTCGCTGCTGCTTCCGCTTCGGCTGCTAGGCGTTGATCCTCGACTGCTTGGCGTGCAATTTCTAACTCAGCAATCTCTTGCTCTGTTAAAGGAATAACCTCAGTTATACCTGTGCTGCAATCAACTACAACCTTTGTTGGTGTATCTGACATTGTGTTTCTCCTTTGTTAAGCGTTGGATATTCCGTATAAATAAAATGATGAGCCCGTAAGAAGATTAGTGCCTAAGTAATCAGTTAAAGTTATGGTAGTTATTGCTGCCGTATTTCTCCATAAACCTGCCGCTACACCCATTCTTGCAGTTGCATCATTTGTTTCTGATACACCGAAAGATGATAAAGGTTTGTTTTGTGATGCGGTATATGAAGGAATATAAATCTCTATATTTCCAAAAGAACTAGTTGTTGCTGTATTTCCATTAGTGTAATAAGCCGTTGTTGTAGTTTGAGATGTGCCTTGATCTGATGCAGCAGATGAACCATTACCAAAAAGTAATCTATATGAATAGTTTGTGGCTGTATCGGCATTAAACTTTATAGTTATCGCGCCAAATGTCCTTGTAGCATCATTTCCTCTAACACTTGCTCTTATGATTAAATCCGTATAAGTAGCAGGTATTGCCGAGAAGGCAACAGATGCCGCACTTGATGATAAAACATTTGAACTGATTAAAGTATAGGTTGCCATTTTACGCCTTTAGTATTCCGTAGAGTGTTGCGATTGTGTTTGAAGCAAACGCGCCTGAATTACAAGTAATACTTATAGCGGTGATTGCCGCAGTTGAACGCCATAAATTAACAAAAGCATTAGTTTCACCTGAACCATTAAGGTCTGCGGCAGTTTGACTTAACAATGTTTTGAAAGTTGCACCTGCATAAGAAAATATATCAGTAGTAGTTAATGCTGGAACTGTTATGTTGTTGACTAGGTTGGTGATATACGCATAATTTTGTGAAGTATCTCTTGATGATGAAGCGGCTGAACCATCACCTCTAATAAAAGTATCGCTGTAATTTGTTGCACTGTCAGAATTAAAACGCAATCCAATATTTCCCATATTGCCTGTTGAAACAATAACTAACCGAAGGTCTGTCCAAGATGCCGCGATTGATGAAAAAGTAATAACACCTGCACCACCCAAAGTAGTCGTTGCAATTTTCTCGTATGTGGTTGCCATGTTATCCTTTGATTCCGTAAAGCGAAAATATGCTACTAGAAGTAAACGCAGCACTATTATAGTTTTCAATTTGAATAGAACTAATTGCTGCAATGGTTGTTAAATACAAAGATGAAGTCAAAGCCACTCTGCCTGTGCCATTTATGTCTGTTCCAATAAAGGTTCTGATTGTTTTGTTTTGAGTTGTGCTTGCATAGTTATGAATATCTATAATAAATGAAGTCATCACGTTAGAAGTTTGAGCATCTGTGGCTATGTTTCCAATAGTACAAGCAGTAATACCTGTGCTGCCAGTTGCGCTAACAGTGCTTCCATTGCCCATTACAGAGTGTTCAGCGTTATTTCCAGTATCTGAATTAAAATAAATACTTAAATTACCAAATGGGAAACTTGGGTTATTTCTGTCAATTCTTGCCATACCCCTAATTTGTAATGAAGCATAAGTGCTTGGTATTGAATTTAAAGATAAAGATTGAGATGAGCCATTGCCGCTAACGCTTGCAATAGATTCAAATGAGCCACCGCCACCAGCACCCGCAGCCGCTAAAATACCTAAAGGGATTAACATTACGCTGCAATATCTCCAACCAATACCCATGTATCAGTTCCAGTTTTGATTAAGGTTGCTGCTGAGTATTGACCAGTAATCTTTAATGCAGATCCTTTTGAATAAAAGGTAATGCCAGCACCAGCAACAGTTATTTGACCAGCACCCAATTGAACAATGTCAATGCGAGTTCCTGTTGCAAAAGCAACTGATGCGTTTGTTGGAACTGTTAATGTAATTCCTGATGCGTTGCTCATTGTAATTAACTTGCCAGCATCGGCTAAAACTAATGTATAGGTTGTTCCTGTTTGTGTGTTGATTGTGGATTTAGTGGCAACGCCGTAAAGGCTAGTGTCAATTGATGACCCAAGCGTGCGGATTGCCAATGCACCATTTTTGACCAGATCGGTGTCATCAGGTGTTGTCCATGAATAGTTCGTTGTGGTTGCCATTTTTCTCCTATTATCAGGCTACGATTGTAGCATTTTCCCATGTCAAAGTTGCATCTATTGTGTTCCAAGCCTCATTGACCGGAACAGTATTCCAACGCATTGCCACCTGACTAAAGCTGACAGGCGACAAATTGATCGTCAGGAACAATTCATTAAATCGAGTGCTCCATCGCCAACCCTCAACATAGCCTTCAAATATGCCATTGCTGATCTGAGCTGGTAAATCTGTAATTGATACTGGCTGACCTACAAACACGCTTAACAAAGCATCTCGATCTGTGTCATCAATTTCTGGGTTTGTGATTGGAAAGGTAATGCTGTCAAATACTGGAAATGGATAGGCTCTGAGATCAATGTAGCGATCGGCAACCTCTTGAGCATCGTCAGCATCGTGGATCAAAGAGTTGATGGTTTCTGATCGGTAGCCGTAAATGCCAATTGAGGTTGTATCAGTAGCAGTCTTTTGTTGCCCATAATTGTTGCCGTAATTGATATAAATGTCATTGCGAATATCAGCTGCTTTTGTTGTTGTGCTTAAACCAACACCAATAGCATTATTGGCTGACAATTCAGTAAAGCCGTTAGCTGCTAAATAAGTCTGCCTGTGGTCAGCATCAGCGTAGCCAATGTTTCCTGCGTTATCCTCATAAAGATACCCAAAGGCTGAGTTAGCCACAGCTGAGGCAATGTTATAGACAGTATCAGGATCATCTGCACGATTTTCCATTTCATAAAGTCCAGGAGTATCAACCTCTCCTAAGCCAACATTCTCAGCATTTGCCCAATCGATTGTTGCATCATAAGCAGACCATGTTTCAGCAGCAGGCACTTCATTCCATGTATTAGTCA